AGCTAGATAAAAAAACAAAAACAACTCCAAGAAGAAAAAAGTTTCAAGGACGTACTATAAAATAAATAAATAATGAAAAAAATAATTATAATATTGTGTATAGCATTGTCTGCTTGTGCCGTGCCAAAAGATTGTTGCTCACAAAACCTTAAGAAGTATTTTAAGTTTGCTACATTTTACGCTGCGGCTAACGGTGGTAACTCTGTTTCAGACGTAGATGTGTTTTCTGTAACTAATGGTTTAGAAACTGTAACTGTTGAAACTCCTTATGATTACAATCTAGCTCTAGGTATACGTAAGATCGCAAGGTTTGGTTATGAAAACAGAGCACAAACGTTTTACGATGGTACAGAAGAATCGTGGTCAGACGGTGCTAGTATAGGTAAAGTACGTGGCTTAGAATTTTTATTTGAAGTAGATTATAAGAGACAACAAGGTGATGAGTACTTAGATCAACATCACTTTATTAGATATGTAAGTGATGATGGTTGTGGCAAAGGTTTTTGCTTAAATCATTTTATACTAAAAGGTGAATACCTACAAGACGGTTTTGCTGATATTAAATACTTTGAAACGTCAGAAAGATATAGATATAAAGTTAATGACAAATTATCATTTAACGCTGGGCTTGCTCAAAGGCTATCCGAACCTTACGGATATGATCCATTAGAAGAGTGGATGCTCAGCAATGGTAATATACATTACACTTACCTAGCACTACAAGAAGGCTATAATGTCAATGTTGCTGCTAGTGAGTATTTTTCTCCAGATGGAGAGCTCGTTGCTACAAGCAAAGAGGTTTGGGAAGAGGTTGTGATACCTACAGTGCTGTCAGATTATACACAGAAAAAACGTAACGAGCTAGATCAAATTATACAACACTCTGTTGTTGTTGGTTTTGACTACTACCATTATACTAAATCGTTTTGGTCACACGCTTGGGCTAACTTGATGCCATATCATTTAGACGAGGGTAGCGATTACTCTTATCACAAATACGAGGGTAACCAGTGGCTTGATTATAGTGGTGGTTTAATACTTGGTTATAAAGTAAATAAACACTTAGGTACGTTTGTTGAGGGCAAATATAATAAATACTGGAATAGAAAGTGGTATGACTTTAAATTTGGAGTAAATTACGTAATCTTCTAACTATAACAAATCTACAAAAATGGCAAAAGAATTAAACGAGGACACTGGCTTTAATATAAGCATAAAAACACTAATAGCAGTTGGATTTGCACTGTCTGGAATTATAGGCATGTGGTTCGCTTTACAGGCGGATATAGCTGAAGCTAAAGAGTTGCCAAAACCTGACGTGACTCGCATGGAGTTTAACATGAAAGATGTTAACGTTAGAAGCACTATTATGGAGACTAGAGACGACGTTAAGAAACTAGAAGAACGTATGATTAGAATCGAAGATAAAATAGACGACTTAAGATAAATTAAATGGAAAAAATTGACACAGCTTGGAAGATTTTTAGTGCTTACGTACTAATTATTTTTCTAATGCTACTTACAAACCTATTGTCAGCACAGGTTGTAGTAACACAGTTCAACGCTGAATGGAACTCTACTAATGATGTAGAGTGGTTTAGTAAATTATCTGACTGTAATGTTACTAAGGTAGACATAGTCAAACAGCCAAAATTACAAGATAAACATAAAATAGTTATAGTACCTACTATAATAGTTTTTAAAGATGGAGAAGAAATAAAAAGATACCAAGCTGATCTTAGTTTCAAAATGGAAGCAACAAGGAAAGAGATACAACAATTTATTAATGAACAAATAATGAGTGATTTTTAATATGAAAAATCTAATTTTAATTTTATTTTTACCGTTAGGTTTACTCGCGCAAGACTCTTGGGTTAGGTTTCAAGTTCAGTTTGATTTCTATGCGCCTACAGAATCTAACTTCTTTATGGTTTCAGACGCTTCTGGTGACACTTCTATGTTTTACCAGCCTACAGTTCAATATGAATACTTAGACACTATTATAAATGTGTTTAGCGGAGATTATACTATATCATTAAACGACTCATATGGTGATGGTTGGACATCTACAAACCCTGCTAGCTTTCGTATGGGCAACGCTTGTCAAGGGCCAATATTACATTGGGACCCAGTTGTAGGTTCTTTCTTTCAAAGAGACAGTACAGTTACAATACTACCCTGTCCACCTCCAGGTCCACCACCTGTTTGTGTGCAAACTGTAGTATTAATAAACTTAGATCAATACCCAGAAGAAACTTCTTGGGACATAAAAGACTCATTAGGAAACGTACTTCTTTCAGGAGGCGTTTATTCTAATGTTCCTGACTACCAACCGCAAGTAATAATTAATTGTTTACCTGTAGGTGAGTTATCGTTCACTATATACGATTTATATGGTGATGGACTTGAAGGTAGTTTATGGGGAGGACAAGATGGTTCATATTACGTAATACAGTGTGGCGATACCTTAGTATATGGAGATGATCCTAGCTTTGGGCAAGATTCCACTCACGTATTTATATCTGATACCTGTGTTCCACCTCCTCCAGTTTTAGGCTGTATGGACGACGACTACGTAGAATACGACCCATCAGCCACTGTAAGTGATAGTAGCTGTGCTACTTTAAAAATATATGGTTGTACAGATGATACAATGTTCAACTACAATCCCATCGCAAATACAATGGAGAACATCGACCAGTGTTCTTACGATCTAATACTGCATGACCTCGTAGGAAATGGTTGGGTTGGAACTAGGCTGGAAATATATCAAGACGGAGATACTTCTATCTTTAATATGACTGGTGGTTTTAATCAAGCTTTCACCTTGGATTTGTATGCACCAGCTCAGGTTGGTGCTAAGCTATTTATTAGCCAACAAGCGCAGTCAACTTCTATTGAATGTGGTTTTACTTTAATAGGACCTGAAGGTGATACTGCTATAAGTATACTACCTCCATTTATAGTTCCATTTGTTTTATATGAAGGGTTTACTTATTGTGGAAATATTTGTGAAGAAAAAATATATGGTTGTATGGACTCAACTGCATACAACTACTCAGACACAGCTAATACAGCTGATTTTTGCTACTGGTTTCCAGGTTGTGCTTCTCCTGCTTACGTAGAATATCATAACGATACAACTAATGGATATGTAACTGATTTCAATGTTATTGACAGTTGTTTTAATTTGGCGACTTTTGGTTGTATGGACTCAACAGCTTATAATTACGATAGCACCGCTAACGTAGACAACGGTGGTTGTTTAGCTTACATATACGGTTGTATGGACGGTACAATGTTTAACTACGACCCACTTGCAACAGCACCTGATACTTGTATACCATTTTTATATGGTTGTACAGACCCTACAATGTTTAACTACGATCAACTAGCAAATAGTGATAATGGTAGTTGCATACCTTTTGTTTACGGTTGTACTGATAGTACGGCTTTCAATTATAACCCACTAGCTAATGCTGATAACAATTCTTGCGTTCCTTTTATATATGGCTGTACGGACCCTAGTGCTCTTAATTATTCCCCACAAGCTAACACGGAGGATTTTAGTTGTGTTGCTTATATTTATGGGTGTATGGATAGTTTGGCTCTTAATTACGATCCACTGGCTAACACGGATAACGGTTCGTGTATTTCTATCGTTGTGGGTTGCATGGATCAAGCAGCGTATAACTATAATGGAAATGCTAATGTTGACGATCCTTTATCTTGTCTTTACAGTGCAGGTTGTGTTACTGGTGATAGCATACCTTACTGGCTTAACGATCCATGTTACGCCTGGGTAATAGATATAGACGAGTACTGTTAACTAGAGGGCAAGCTGAGAAAAAATTAGTTGCTGTAACTGATCTTCTTGGTAGAGAAACAAAAATAATAAAAAACAAGCTTCTATTATTTATATACAGCGATGGAAGCGTAATAAAACAATTAATAAAAAAATAATATGGCAACAACAACGGCAACTATAACGCTGAGCAGTACAGACTTATTATCTGACGAATTATCGTTAGCTACAACTTGTACTTTGACAGGTGCTGATAACTCTACTGGGGTTATAGGTACTAGTGGTTTAGCTAGAAAAACAACAGCAAATACAGATGAATACACTTTGTTTGCAGCGGCTGATTACACAGACGATAAGGCTCACAAAGTATATTTAAAGAATACTTCAACTACAGCAACTCAATACTTTGAAATTCAAATTGCAGGTGTTGTTGTTGGTAGAATATGGGCTGGTGACTGGGCTTTTATACCTTGGTCAGCAGATTCAACAGGTACAAACTGTGATATAGACATAACTCCACAGGCAGCAAACATGACGTTGGAGTATATGCTTTTTGAAGATTAATAATAACTAAACAATAAATAAAAATGGCAACAACAACAGCAGCGGTAACGCTAACTAGTGATCTACTGTCAGATAATATGTCCGTAACTACATCAACAACATGTATGAAAGCGGGTACTACTGCTGACGGTTTAGATCAAATGGATATGGGGTATATTGAACTAGCCTCAGGTACTCAAAAACAATTTATAGATGCTACAGCATTAAGCGTAGGTAAAGGAAACAAAGTTTATATATGTAACGATTCTACTGACGAAACTTACTACATTTCAATAATGATAGATGGTATGTTAATAGGTCACTTATATGCAGGTGATTGGATGTTTCTTCCTTGGGATGCAAATGATGCAGCGGCAGATATAGAGGTACGAGCATACAACGGTACAAATAAAATTGGATACGCTGTATTTCATGAAGGTAGAACTTTACTTGCAGTAGATTAATAATAATATAAAAAAAATAATAATATGGCAACAACAGCAACAATAAGTATAGCTTCAGATATTTACCCAGCATTTGGTGGTATATCAAAGTCTATGACTTTAACCAAAGCAGGAACAACAAACGATATAGAAGAAACTACAGGTTTTTCAAGAAGAAAGTTTACAGCAACAACTGCAAAAGATTTAATAGTTATGGCGGATCTTCAAGTTGAAACAGGTGATAGTAAAGCAGCAAAGCTATTTGTTAAAAACATAGGAGATGGCAAAGGAAACGTTGATAAGTCGGTGGCAGTATCTATTGGTTTAGGTACAGTAGCTAGTGCTGGAACAACAGCTTCTTACCAAGAAATTTCTAAATTATACGGTGGTGATTGGATGATGATACCACTTACAGGTATCGATACAACTGGTGACGTTCAAGTAGTACCAGCAACTGACGATACTGTAGTTTTAGAATATGTAATGTTCTTCGAGCAGTAAAATGGCGTTTGTTCCTTATCATAATATAATTGGTAGCAACGGAGTAACTACAACGCTTATTGAGCAGGGTAGTAGGTCTGGTGATATAAAATCTATTTTGATAACCAACGTTCATGCTTCGGCAGATGCAGCAGTAACTTTGTTTTTACAGAGCAATCCAACATCAGGGGAACCACAAAGTTTTAATATACTTTCATCGGTAGCAATACCTGTGAATGTTTCTTTGTTATTAGACAACGAGTCTATGGTTTCTTTTAACAATAGCAAATACGGTTTGTATATTACGGTTAGCCCTAGTGACACAGTAGATGTTTTAATAAGCAAATAAAATGATAAGTAACCATATAAGTAGTAAAGAAGGAGTGTATAGCAGAACGGCAACAAGGTTGAATATAGATAACACTCCTACAGACGAGCATGAGAGAAACATGGTTTTGGTGGCAGAAGAAATATTTGAACCACTTAGAACTTATGTTGGTGGACCAATAAAAATTAATAGTTTTTATAGATCACCTGAGCTCAATAGAGCTATAGGCGGAAGCTCTAAATCACAACATTGCAAAGGTCAAGCTATAGACATAGATGATACGTTTGGTAAAATGAGTAATGCTGAGATGTATGAGTTTATAAAAGAGAATTTAGATTTTGATCAAATGATATGGGAATTTGGCAGTGATAAAAACCCTGACTGGGTACATGTAAGTTACGTGTCACCTGAGAAAAATAGAAATAGATGTCTAAAGGCGTATAAAGAAAAAGGAAAAACTAACTATCAAATAATATAATAAATGGCGAAATATATAGGGCAACCTACAACACCTGTAAATAATGTTTACACTACTGATGCAAATTTTGTGCATACGCAGGGTACGCCAGCTTCGCAATGGGTTATTAATCATAACCTAGCTAAAAAGTGTTCTGTTACTGTAGTTGACTCTGCAAACGAGGTGGTTATAGGGCAGATAACATATAATAGTGTAAATCAAGTTACGCTAGACTTTGAAGGTTCTTTTTCAGGAAAAGCCTTCTTTAATTAAAATAAAAACAATCAAAAATAACATAAAACAAAAATAAAATGGCAGATGTAAAATTTCTAGCTAATATTGATCTGAATGACAATCAGCTCTTAAATATGAAGCTACAGCACTTAAGTTCTGATCCTACTGGTGTTGAAGGACAATTATTTTATCACAGTGGTAGCAATGTGGTAAAATTCTATGACGGATCAAACTGGGTTTCTCTGTCGTCAGCTACTGGTGATATATCAGGAGTAACAGCTGGTGATGGTTTAAGTGGTGGTGGTAGTTCAGGCGCCGTAACGTTAGCTGTAAATGTTGATGACTCTTCGATTGAGACTAGTTCAGATGCAATTAGAGTTAAAGCTTTAGGTATTACTAATGCAATGCTAGCAGGTTCAATTGCTTCTAGTAAATTAGCTGGTTCAATCGCTGATTCTAAACTATCAACAATAACAACTGCTAATAAAGTAAACATTGGAGCTCTAGATATTGACGGTGCTACTGATATAGGTGCTGCTTTAGTAGATGCAGATTTATTTATTGTAGATGACGGTGCTAACGGTACTGAAAGAAAAGCTACTATGTCTAGATTGAAGACATACATGCAAAATAATCTTACATTTACAACTAACACAAACACACAGTTATCAACAGAACAAGTACAAGATATAGTTGGTGGTATGGTAACTGGTAATACTGAAAGTGGTATTACAGTGACATATCAAGATGCTGATGGTACTATAGATTTTACTGTTGGTACTCTTAACCAAGATACTACAGGTAACGCAGCAACAGCTACAGCTTTAGAAACCGCTCGTACTATTGGTGGTGTATCTTTTGACGGTAGTGCTAATATTAGTTTAGTTAGTGGTTCTATTCCTAACAATGCTGCTGACACAACTGGTAATGCTGCGACAGCTACAAAGATAGCAAGTATCACAAACAGTAATATCGTACAACTAACAGCTTCGCAAACGTTAACTAATAAAACGATAGCTGCTTCTCAAGTTACAGAAATTTCAAACATAACAGCATCTGAAGGTGCTCAGATAGAAAACATTAATTCAACTACAATATCTGCTACACAATGGGGATATTTAGGAGCTGCAACTGGAGCTATTACAAATACCGATGTATCTGTAAGTGCTGGAAACTTAAAATCAACTTTAGGTGGTGTGTTTAGTGGTAGTGCTCTTGCTATTGGTACTTCTGCTGAAACTGTAACTGTTAAAGGTGATTTTGTTGTTGATGGTAGTATAACATTGAAAGGTGATACTGTTTTAGAATCTACTACAAATACAGCCATAAAAGATAAGATCTTACTATTAAACCAAGGTGCTTCTGGCGCAAACACTAATGACTTAGCTGTATTATGGTCAAGAGGTTCTGGAACAACAAATGGTGAAGCTAATGTAGCTTTAAAATGGGACGAAGGCGATGCAGAGTTTCATTTAATATGTACTACTGCAACTGGTGCTGAGGCAAATGGAGCTATCGATCCTGCTGGAAGTGGAGAAGATGGTGCTGGAACTGAAGGTTTCCAAAATTTAAGAATAGCTAAGCTTACAGCGACTAGCTTCGGTATGGACGGTAACACTATTAGTGGTATTGACGACTCAGGCGAGTTTACTGATAATGATCAACACATTATGACATCAGCTGCTATTAACGATAGATTTGCCGTTATAAATGCTAACACGACAGGTTCTTCAGGTTCGACAACTGGAAACGCTGCTACAGCAACTGCACTAGCAACAGCAAGAACAATTGGTGGTGTAAGTTTCGATGGTACTGCAAATATAAATTTACCTGGTGTAAACTCTGCTGGTAACCAAAACACATCTGGTTCTGCTGCTACATTAACTACAGCAAGAACTATAAACGGAACATCGTTTAATGGTAGTGCAAACATTACGGTTACTGCAGCTGGTTCTACTTTAACTGGAACTTCTCTTAAATCAACAATAGTTACTTCATCGTTAACTTCGGTTGGTACTCTATCTTCTGGTAACGCAACAGCGATTGTAAGTGCTGCATCTACAAGTGCTGCTGGTAAAGTTGAACTTGCTACAACTGCTGAAGCTTTAGCTGGTACTGATTCATCAAGAGCTGTAACTGCTGCTGGTTTAGCCGCAAGAAGTTATAGAACTGCGATTGGTAATGGTTCTGCAACTTCTTACACTGTAAACCACGCTTTAGGAACAAGAGATGTTGTTGTACAAATGTACGATGCAAGCTCTTATGAAACGTGTTATGCACAGGTTGTAAGAACAGATACTGCAAACGTTACAATAGATTTCAACGTTGCTCCTACTACTAATGACATTATAGTTTTAGTAACTAAAATAGATTAAGTTTAACTAATTAAAATTAAATTAAATGCCTGTAAAATTTTTACATGATGTTGAGTCGTCTGGCGAGGTACAAGGTACTTCGCTGGACATAAACGGCGATGCCGACATAAGTGGTAGTTTAACTGGTGTTGAGTATCAAGGTGACGTAATCGCGTCTGCTTATTTAGATTCTGACACAATGCACTTAAGTGTAAGCCAGAATATAACTGGGCATAAAGAGTTTCAAGATAATATACAATGTAGGTTTGGTAATGATCAAGATCTTAGAATACAGCATACTGGTTCTCACGGTTATATGGACTGTGAAACTGGTAATCTTTATATAAGAGCAGAGGCTAATGACTCACACATATATCTTCAAGCTGATAACGGTAGTGGTGGTAATGCTACGTATATAGATTTAGATGGTGCTTCTGAAAAAGTAACATTTAGCAAGGCAATACATATGCCAGATTATATATACCACGTTGGTGATACAAATACTTATTTTGGTTTTTCTGCTAACGATACATTTAAGGTTTTCGCAGGCGCTTCTGAAAGGCTTAGAGTTGACAGTAATGGAATAAATACTGGTCAAAACGTAAGTTGTAACAACTTAATCGTAGAAGATGATGGTCAAATAGGTTCTTCTAGTTATCAAGGTGCTATGGAAATTGCTGATGATGGAACTGTAAGTTTTAACAGTGGTATTTCAGCTTCTGGAAATGTTAAGTCTACAATTAAAACAAGAGTTGGTGATATAACTTCTAGTACTGATGCCGACTACAAAATGGGTGATATAGCTTACTTTGGTAGTACAACGTCTATGGACACTGGTAAAATATATTTTTATAATTCTAGTGGTAATTGGCAATTGGCTGATGCAGATGCCGCTTCTACATCTACAGGTATGATTGGTGTTGCTTTAGGATCTTCTTCAAATACTAATGGTGTTTTGTTAAGAGGTTTTGTTACTTTAGATCATGACCCAGGAAGTGTAAGTAATGCATTGTTTTTATCAACAACAGCTGGTACCGCAACTGCAACAGCGCCATCAGGTAGTGGTGATATAGTAAGAGTTATAGGTTATTGCTTACACGCTAGTAGTGGTGCAATATTTTTTAATCCAGATGGAGCATTTGTTGAGGTTGCATAATGAGCTATATAAACGAAACATTAATATTTGAATCTGATAAGATTTATTACAAGGCTGCAAATGGTAGTATCGACATGGAAGTAATGATGGATTGGGAAGATGCTATTATGAAGAAATCAGCTGATTACGTTTGTAAAAATGGTGGTGATATATTAGAGATAGGATTTGGTATGGGTATAGCAGCAAACTACATTCAAGCTAACTCTATAAATTCACACACTATAGTTGAAAATCACCCACAGATAATAGAAAAAGCAAAGGCTTGGGCTAGTGATAAACCTAATGTAACTATTATAGAAAACGACTGGAACACAGTTAAGGACAAAAGAAGAAAAATTTGTTTAGCAACTTATGACGGTATATTCTACGATACCTTTGCTGACGATAACATGGATAATTTTAAAAGCTCTTTGGCTAATCTAGCTAACACAGGTTGTAAAGTTACGTGGTGGAACAGTGTTAACAGCGAAAACAATTACTACAACATTGATGGTGTAACTTACGAAGCTATTACAGTAAACCCTCCTACTAATTGCTACTTTAATCACACTACTTATTACTTACCTAAAAAAGAATTTTAAATGGGTACACTAGCATCAAATAGAAAAGGTTTTATAGTAGGAGCAAGCTCTGGTAGCTACTCAGCTGCACTTAACGGTACTACCGGTACAGCTAATGATAGTGCAACTGGTACTCAAAGTGCAATACAATATTTTAAAAGTACAGGAAGAGGTGGTGGTACGTTTAGATTTATAAGAACTTTTATACATTTTGATACCTCTGGTATATCAGGTGGTTCTAGTTTTCAGCTTCAGCTAACTTCTTCTGGTGCAAACGGTAGTCCGTCTTCACTTTCCAATACAACAGCAATAAAACATACAGCTGGTAGTAGCAATGGTGGTGAGCTTGCAAATGCTGATTTTAACAACATAGATCGTAATACTGCTTACTCTTCAGCAACAAGTTTTTCTACTAGTGGTACTGTAACTTTTACTTTAAACGCTACAGCTGCAAATCAAATAATAAACAACAATGATTTTAATGTAGCATTACTTTTAGCTCATGATGCTAGTGAAGAAGAAGAAGATTTATTAGAAGAAAGTGGTGATGTAACCAACCAAATTAATTTTAGTAGCGCTATAAATTTAACATACACAGATCCTGCTGGTGGATATACTCACAAGTTAAATGGTGTTGCCGCTGCTAGTATTGGCGAGGTAAATACAGTTGAAACAGCTAATATAGGAAAAATAAATACAGTAGATTAATTGTTAACAATTTCTTAATGTTACATGTGTAAACTATAAGATTTATTTAGTGATAATAGCACTATGGAAACAAAACAAATAGATCTTAGTTGGCTAGTGTATCTAGTAATTATGATCACTATCTTTTCGATAGCAATATAAAAAAAGGGGACAACTTTCGTTATCCCCTTTATTAATTTCTAACAGTTAGTTAAAACTCAGAATTTTTCTGGTTTTGAACTTCAACTCTTAGCTCTTGCGCCAAGCCTTTTATTGCTTGCATCGCTTTTCTCACTCTTGTTCCAGCAGAGTTGTTACCCTCTACAAACTTAGTCATGTCTGACTGAGTGTCATTTACTAGATCTTGTAATTGATCATATATTCCTGCACATTTATTAAAACTCATAATTTAATTTAATTTAATTTATATTTAATTTATTTTACACACTTTTCACACAAGAAGAAATACATAATAAATATCAACGATAACAAACCAACAAAACCGTTAGCTCCTAATTGATTTACTAAGTCCATAAAGTTTGCTATGATATTCATACCAAATACAGATGTTCCTGTTAATAGTGTCCACAAAATTGTTACTGGTACAATAGCTATCATAATTGATACTAATCCACCTAAAAATCCTGTTAAATACTTCATTACTTTTTCCATAATTATTTATTGTTTAAGTTAATACTAAAATTTCAGTCCTACGCCTAACATTAAGTTTGTTGTTTTCTCTTTTGTATCATACACAACTTTTGGATCAACGAATATTCCTCTATGGAACGTAAACATTTTACCAAGACCAAGAGATATTCTATCTGTGTCTAAATTAGGAGCAGAAGCGTAAGCAAAATATCCTTTGTAGAAATATCTTACATGTGCATCTAATACTAACTCAACAGTTGAATCTGCTTGAGATACGTTTAAGCCAACCATCAACTTATCAGTTATTCCATAACCTACAGTTGGAGCTATAGACCACTCAGTCCAAGCTACGTTAGCGATGTCACCAGTACCAATGTACCAGTCACCTGATTTTTGAGCATTTGCTCCAACAGTACATAGTACAGCTAAAGTAAGACTCATTAACATTTTTTTCATAATAATTGTTTTAATTAAAGGCCTGTTATTTCACAAGATCCACCGGCACAGGCCAATTCGCCAGATAGATCAGTTTCGTCAGTTGTTTCAGTTACATTTTCAAGATTAATATCTTGTAACAGTTTAACTAACTTATCAAACTTACTTTTTGTTATATCCTCAAAAGGTGCTTGAGTATATGTTCCACCGTCATAAGGTAATACTGATAAACCATTATAACAGCTTCTGTTTTCCCACATCCATTTACCTGCTTTATCCCAGTCTTCTTTCTTTAAACTTACAGTAGCAGATACGTTGTGTGTATTATTTCCTGTTCTATGACCAGGTTTAACCCACTCGGTAGCTACACGTTTAACACGTTCAAGCAAATCAAAAGCAGACTCAGTTCTTAATATAGAACCTTTAGGTGCTGACTGAGGTATTTCGA